AACTATTTTTTGATTTGGATAATCTGCAGTCAGTTTGTTGGACGTGTCACAGTGGTGACATTCAAAGCCAAGAGGCACTGGGATACGACACAACGATAGGTGCAGACGGTTGGCCTATTGATCCAAAGCATCCCTATGTAACTTAAGTTGCTGTTGAACCTTTGCATTATCCCGCAACGGATTACCTTCGTGGTTCAAGGTACCATGCTTTGTGTCAATGAAGTTTGCGCGACAGCTTTCGCTGAATTCAGAAAAAGTCATTTTCCGAGTGACCGTTTGTTGCCCCGTTTCCATAATCGCCCCCCAGCGTTCCTGTAACGGCGGCTGCACTACATTTTCTAAGAGAATGCGTCAAGGTTGTAGATAGACAGCATGGAAATTAAATCCACATTTGAAGCTGCGGGTGCGTACGAATTTGTATGTAGTAGTAGCACCCGCAACTGTCCTGTAAATACCGACGCAACCAAGATCAAAGTATTTACAGCATCGCTAAAGTTGATGACCGTGGCGTAGTTAAAGGGTCTTTGAAGTTTCATCCACGGCCATCAGTTACACTTGGAAAAAAAAGGATATTGTTTTGCATTCGATAGGAATACGACAAATACCAAGTGCAAACTAAAACTGACAGATTGTCGCACCTGTGTCAACTTTGTTATTTCTTGCAGGGGGTGGGTCGAAGACTAAAGCCGTTAACACACAAACCGGCGTCGACAATCGTCTTTTTGTGCGTTTACGGAAATTTTAGTTAAAAACGCACATCATCGCGAAACGCAAAGTGTTCTTTTTCTGGTTGCATCCAATTCTTCAGCACAGAGCGCACGAAGATAATTTGAAATTCAAGGGGCAGATAGTCGGGTGCCCTGATCGGCCCGATAAAATCGGGATCATACTCTGACATAACGTTCTCCTTGTGTTGGCTTCCCTAGGGTCAATTAAATTTTACCGCTTGGTCAAATATAAATGTGCTTTGTTAAGTTTTAATGAAGGTTTTGCGTTAATTTTGTGCGGTTTTCGTCAATATCTGCCCAATATTTCAACAGTAAAAACGGACACAACTATCCATGTCGCAGAAACGTAGAACAGATAAATCCAGCACGACAGCAGCCGTTCAAGGTTTCGCAGGTGTAATGTCTGATGTGCCGCCACCTAATGGGATCGAACTGCGATCAGATTTAGAGCGTACAATTTGGCACCAGTTTTCACGCGCCCGCGCACGCGAAGATTGGCGTGACATGGACCTGATCTTGTTGGCTAAAATTGTGCGCATGGAAGCCGATATTCGTACTGCTCAAACAGAGTTAGACGAAGTCGGAATGATGGTCGAAAACAAGCGAGGGACACCGATCCCCAATCCGCTGTTGTCGGTCATTGATACACTCGAACGAAGGCAGCTTGCGGTCATCCGCAGCATGTCCCTCAACCAGACTGCTTCCGATCCCCGAACACTCAATGGCTTTGCAAAGCTAGAGACGAAGGCACGTTCAGCGATTGCGAAGGTCGGAGCAGACGATCTTATTGCTAGGCCGCAGTAAACTGTAAATACAGCATCGCTGTGCCTGCTATTAAAATGGCCGTGTAAACTAATGTTTCCTTGCTGACTTTGCTGCGTGGTCGTTTCAAACGACGGTACTGCTTCAGCATCATATGTGCCGAAAATATATTCATGATCTGCCTCAGTTTTATTTTTTTATTGGGGCAAGAATACGTGAAACGCGCAAAAAAATCAAATTAGGTGCTCATGTCCACTCGCGGAGAAAAGGTTTGCCAGTTCATCGAACGCTACTGTCTGATCCCAGAAGGTAGCAAAGTTGGCCAACCGATAAAGCTGTTAGACTTCCAACGTAAGTTTGTTCTCGACGTCTATGACAACCCAGCTGGTACGTCCCGTGCTTATCTGTCGGTGGCTAGGAAAAACGGTAAGTCGGCACTAATTGCAGCTATTGTGCTTGCTCACTTGGTAGGGCCAGAGGCCAAGCAGAACAGTCAAATCATCAGTGGTGCGCGATCTCGCGATCAGGCTTCACTTGTTTTTAAACTTGCTGAAAAGATGGTCAGACTGTCTGATGAGCTGATAAAAATTGTGCGTATCGTGCCAAGCCAGAAGTCATTGGTCGGTTTGCCCTGTAATGTTGAGTATAAAGCAATTTCTGCTGAAGCGGGGACCGCGCATGGCTTATCCCCTACCTTAGCCGTGCTTGACGAAGTCGGGCAGGTTCGTGGTCCTCACGATCCGTTCGTGGAGGCTATCGAAACGGCGCAAGGTGCGCATCATCAGCCCCTGTTGATTGCCATCAGCACCCAAGCCGTCACGGACGGTGACTTGTTCTCGCTGTGGTTGGATGACGCCGCAAACTCTGCTGATCCACGTATCGTGTCGCATCTTTACACTGCACCGAAGGATTGCGAACTGTCAGACCGCAAAGCGTGGGCTGCGGCTAACCCTGCAATGGCGCAGTTTCGATCACAAACTGATATTGAAGACTTTGCTGCACAAGCCGAACGGCTCCCAGCAAAGGCAAACTCATTTCGCTGGCTCTATCTGAACCAGCGCATAGAGGCGCAATCGCCATTCCTATCTCGGGCAGAGTGGGAGGCAAATAATGCGTCTCCCAACGTCGACCATGGAGATTATTGCTTCGCAGGATTGGACTTGTCAGCTAGCCGTGACCTTACGGCTCTCGTGTTAGTTTTTCCCAAAGCAGACAAGTTTCACATACAGCCTCATTTTTTCCTCCCGTCTGATGGGCTGCGTGACAAATCACAAGCGGAGAAAACTCCCTTTGATCTCTGGGCCGACGAAGGATTTCTGCACACAATAGATGGGCCAGTCATTCAGCCTGCTATTGTGGCGCAGACTGTAGCGGAACTTGCTGAAACCTATGACCTGCAGCTGCTGGCGTATGACCGCTGGCGGATCAATGACTTCCAGCGCGAGTTGGATAACATTGGTGCGCAGATACCCATGAAAGCCTTCGGGCAGGGGTTTCGTGATATGTCGCCTGCGGTTGATAAACTCGAACGCCTCGTTGCAGAGCGGAAGCTATGCCACGGTGGTCACCCGATTATGAACATGTGCGCGGCTGGTGCTGTTGTGCAATCTGACCCTGCAGGAAACAGAAAGCTGCACAAAGCAAAAAGCTACAGCAAGATTGACGGACTGGTCGCGTTGGCAATGGCACTTGGTTGCATGAGTGCTGACGATTTAATACAGCCAACGTCGCCGTGGGATGATCCAGACTTTAAGTTAGCAGTGTAGCGTGGACAACTCCTCCCTAACGTCGTCCACGCCCATCGAGCTGCTTGTGTTGGCTACAAGCGCGATGTGCAAAAAGGCTAACCTTGGAACAAAAATACTGAAAGTGATAAAATGCCGCATGTGCAATGCCGCATCGCAGCATTATCACTAAGAAAATAACATTCCTCCCTGTCTGTTGTTCTAGACTGGCCCACGCAGAGACGCACTGTTTGGGCCTTTTTCTTTTTAATCTTCACGTTGTTCAATTGGTGTTATCGTGTCTTCAATTTGAACACAGAATGGTTGCGCGGTTGTTTGTGTTTTAGCTGGGATCACAGGCCAGTGGCCATTTTGCTTAAGCCATTGCTCCCATTCGTGACGGTGATCAGGTGACAATCCAGTTTCGTCATTAAACTCTTTTGCAAGCTGCTTTCGCAGTTGCATTATGCGCCGTTTATTCATTTTCAAACTCCCTGACGTAGAGGAAACCACAGCATGGGTCTGTTTGACAACTTTAAAAAAGCTGAGGTGCGCTCACTCGAAAACCCAACTGTGCCCGTTTCTGCTGATAACTTTTTGCACTTGATGGGCTGGGGTGACTTCCACTCCACGTCTGGTGTGACGGTCAATATCGACACTGCTCTCGGCGTTCCTGCTGTTTGGGCTGCGGTCAACTTTATCTCAGGTACCTTGGCCAGTTTGCCGCTTGAGGTGTATCGCAGAAACGAGCGTGTGACTGATGGTATTGGTGCGTGGCTGAACCGTGCGATCAACCCAACAACGTCATCGTTTCAGTGGCGCAAGTATAGCTACGAGCAAACCCTAAGAGGTGGACGATCAGTAACGCTAATCCTTCGCAACGGGCGTGGCGATGTAACGGATTTGGTGCCGCTTGACCCTGCTGATCTGCATGTTCAAGAAGTTATGACATCGGAGTTCCCGACAAAAACTTACCGCAGTAAGAGCCGTGTCTATCAAGCCTCCGAGGTTATCGACCTGACCTTTATGCAGAAGCATAATCAGATCGACATACGTGGCCCAATTATGGCCAACAAAGACATCATTGGTTTGGCCATTGCGTCAGCCCGCTATGGCTCTAAAGCGTTCCAGTCTGGTGGCATTCCGCCAGCGGTACTGCAGGGTCCATTCCAAAGCGGCGCAGCGGCTCAGCGGGCGTCTGAGGATGTCGCAGCCACAACTGCCAAGCTGGCGCGGGAAGGGCGTCCAGTCATGGCTTTGCCTGCAGGTCACGAACTTCGATCTGTTGGGTTCTCCCCAGAGCAGATGCAGCTTTTAGAGTTGCAGCAATTCTGCATTGAACAGATCGCGCGTATCTATTCATTGCCACCAGTTTTCATCCAAGACTTAAGTGATGGAACTTACTCCAATGTAGAGCAACAGGATTTGCATTTCGTAAAGCACACTTTGCGTCGGTGGATTGAACAGACAGAGCAGGAGATGAACCTTAAACTGTTTGGCCGTGAAAGTGATACGGAAGTCCGCTTTAACGTAGATAGCTTGCTTCGTGGTGATTTAAAGACACGGATGGAAGCCCACGCCACTGCAATCCAGAACGGCATTAAGACACCAAACGAAGTGCGTGAAAAAGAAGGCTTAGAACCATTACCCGCTGGCGATGATCTCATGATCCAAGGTGCGACAGTGCCGATTGAAAGTCAGGGTGAGGGTGAAGCGGTAGAAGTTTCGTAGCCAACAAAAAACAGGAGCCTCACCCTCTAGGAGAGATACAATGCTTAGGAAGCAATTGTACTCTTTGGTACGGTTCGGTTCCAAAATGAGATCAATAAGTACACTGCGACACAATGGCAGTGGCCGATGCGTGAGCTGACACGGTGGAGTGATCAACCCACGCAAAGGCAAATATAGGTCGGCTTTCGCCGCACCATACAAGTCTCAACGACTTAAATTTCTAAACATTTAGAGGAACATAATATGGACAACCGAGAAAGTCGGCAGTCTGCATCATTTGAGGTGCGGGCTATTGATGATGCGACGGTCGCCGTCGAAGGTTATGCGGCTGTCTTTAATCAGGAAACAGTCATAGGCGGGCAGTGGCGAGAGCAGATTGCACAGGGTGCTTTCCGTGATGCCATTGGTCGCGACGATGTTGTGTTTCTTGTAAACCATGATGGGTTGCCTTTGGCGCGTAGCCGAAGCGGAACCCTAGAATTGTCGGAGGATGATCACGGGCTGCACATTCGTGCGCTGCTTGATCCCACTGACCCAGATGTCCGAGCCATCGTCCCAAAAATGAAACGGGGCGACTTGGATAAGATGAGTTTTGCATTTGTGCCGACCCGCCAAAAGTGGGACGACGAGGATGATATGCCACGTCGTACTATCGAAGAGGCTGAGCTGCACGATGTGAGCATCGTGACGACCCCTGCATATGAAGGCACTGAAATTGGTCTTCGTAGCTTGGAGCGGTATCGCAAAGCACAGAAAAAGGGCCAAGCAGCTAGAAGGCTGCGAATGAAAGCCCGCCAATCCCTAAATTGCAAAGGAGAAGTCTCATGAACGAGATGAAAAACTTGCGTGAAGAGATGGCTGCTATTGCCACCGAAGCACGAAACAAATTAGCTGAAGTTACTGATGAAACACCTGAAGAACGCGCGGCAGAGATCGAACGTGAATTTGACGCCATGATGGCGGATCACGATAAGCTAGCTGCACGTGTTGAGCGTGAAGATCGCGTTGCTCAAGCGTTTAAAAAGTTGGAATCAACTGACACGACACAAATTCCAGAAGCCGAAGGTCGTACAGCACCTGCAGTCGACAACGGTTTGACCATGGATTACCGCGCAGCTTTTGCTGAAATGATTGCAAACGGCGGAGACGCATACGTCGATCCAGAAGTGCGTAAGGTTTTAGTCGAGCATCGTGTTCAGGTTGGCTCAACGAACTCTGCTGGCGGCTATACAGTTCCAACTGAACTAGCAAACTTCATTGTGGAGTCGATGAAAGCATTCGGTCCGATGTACACAAGCCCAGTGTTTACAAGCATCGAAACAGCAGCGGGCAACCCGTTCAACATTCCGACACTTGATGACACAGCTGTAACTGCTGAAGCGCATACTGAGGGTACTCAGCCAACCGACGACGGCGGCAAAGACGCGACCTTCGGTCAGAAAACGCTGAACGCCTACGCCTTCAACACCGAATGGGTTCGCTGGTCAGCAGAATTGAATGCAGACAGTGTGTTCAACATGGAAAGCCTATTAGGTCGTCTACTTGGCGAACGTATGGGCCGCATCGCAAACGCGAAGCTAAGCACAGGTTCAGGCTCATCTGATGTCGAAGGTATCGTCACAAACTCAGCGGCTGGCGTAACTGCTGCCTCTGCAACGGCTGTGACTGCTGATGAGATCATTGATCTAGTGCATTCAGTTGATCCAGCGTATCGTCAATCGCCAAACGCAGCGATTATGATGAACGACAGCACGTTGAAGGCTATTCGCAAGCTGAAGGACGGCAACGGCAATTATTTATGGCAGATGGGCGACTTCCAAATTGGAACACCGCAAAACATCTCAGGTTATCCAGTTGTTGTGAACCAAGACATGGACAGCATCGCAACTGGCAAGAAGACCATCTTGTTTGGTGACATGAGCCGCTTCTATGTCCGCAAAGTCGGTCAGCCGAGCATTTACGTTGCACGTGAACGCTTCGCGCCTGACTTCGGAATTTTAGGTTACATCCGCTTTGATGGCTGCTTGTCCGACACGGCTGCTGTTAAGCACCTCGTTCAAGCATAAAAAATTGGGTGCTGCTGAAGCTAACAAGACAGCACCCAAGGTAGATAGGTGCAAGAATGCACTAGTATCGATGTGATACTATTTTCCCGATATAGCAACAAATTTTAGTCGGGGGCGGTTTCGCCCTCACTTTTTTGGTACAGGCATGCAGATGTGGAGGTATTCAACATTTGCGGTTCGCACAGCAAAGTTTTGCATTGCTATCATCTTGTCATCCATGATCGCATTTTGCACTTCGGCCATCCGCGCCATGCACTCTTCGTGGCTGGCGTAACGTGCGAGTTCCATGATGTGAACGCCGTCGGTTTTGTTGAGACCACTATCCAAGAACAGCATTAATAAAAATTCCACGGTATCGCTCTTTGCTTACTTCGGTTTGCGTTTGGGGCGATCAACAAGATTACCACTGCAATTACGGCATGTGTTGTTTAGGTCCGCTGCGCAGTCTGGGCAGTAGGTACATTCGTAAGAACAAATTTTAGCATCCGATAGGTGCGTCAGCTCACTGTGGCAGACCAAGCATTCCGTTCGCATTTCTAGCATTTCAAAACCTCAAACAATCTATCCTCAACTGAGCCTCCCCATTTTTACTGGTCCATGTCTATGTATAGGAAACGGAGGACCGAGAATGGCGAACAAGAGACCGAAGCCGGAAGAGATTGTCTCGAAGTTAAGGCAAGCTGAGGTATTGATGGGACAAGGTATGTCCC